TATATAATTAATTAATAATCAATTAGTTATATATTAATGCAACAATGCCCCAATTGCCCCAAAAAATATATGCTCCTAAAAATAAGGATAAAAGTCCCTATATTTAGGACTTCTGATAATTTTTTATTACCTTTGCATTATTAAATTATAACCCTAATACAATGAGTAAGTATTTAATATATGTTCCTTTAGAACCATTTCAAGCGCAATGGCTTACACACAGTTTCGGCAACCCAGTTCAGTTTCCAGACTGCTCAGTTGAAAATGCTACAATACGCAGACTAATCACTAAGAGGCCTAAAGATCTGCAGGTGGAGTTAAAAGGAGAAAAGGATGTCGCTATATATATACCTTCTTCTAAGGCTAAGGATCCTTCCGTTTTTAATTATCTTACTAAACATGGTAAGCAGGCTATAGCTGAATGCGTAGACGATTTATTCCGCATGAACTTGTGGAAGGAGCTTGGCGATATGACAGATACAAAGTGTAAGCGCATGACTGCAATATATGCCTGGTGTGAAAATCACAGTATAGATCTTGACTATGCTGAGACAATTCGTATGAGGTGGTATCGTATGAAAGTCGCTTATAAGAGAAGTGGGGTTGACCTTATGAATGTTAAGAGGGTTCGTAAAGAATAGTGTTTTATATTTTTAACATTTAATTATATAGGATAGTAAGGCTTTATTTGAACAGCACCGAACAAGTGCGAACATGTAAAAAACAATAGATATGAAGAATTTAAATTTTATCATCAAAATTGAGAAGACAGATTATCGTAATATCGCAGGTGCGAAAATCTTAAATAATAAAGAAATATCAATTCCTGACTTGATAGAGTGGGTTGATGTTTCACTCGCTTCTAAACCAGCACAGCTGCAAATCTCCGATAAAGTAGAGAATAAGGCTGATATCTATACACATAAGTGTGTATTCAAAACAGCTGAAGAGTGGAATACTCATAAGCATTATGCTTATCGTCTTACAACCGTTGATGGTGCAAAGTTGCTGATTGGTAATTCAAATCGCCCTTTTGTTATATCATCATTGAGTGAAAATCACCCATCTAGTATGACAGAATCAACAATGACAGAGGTTACTTTGTCATATATAGTGCCCTTTAAGGCCTATTATATAAGGTAAACACGTATTTTTCAAATGTTTGTATATCATTTACTTTTGCTAAAAATTTAATTGCAAAAGCAAATGAAATACGGCATGATGATAACAGGTACTATTGGCCAGGGCTACGATTGGTGGACAGGCAAGTATGGTACACAAGCAAAGGATGTTCAAAATTTTCTTGATGCTCATCAAGATGAAGAGGTTGACATTGCTGTCGCTTCCCCAGGAGGTTTAGTAGACGAAGGTCTTACAATTTATCAACTCATTAAAGATCATGGCAAGGTTAATATTCATATCCTTGGTATGACCGCTTCAATTGCGACTGTACTATGTATGGGCGCTAAATCAGTTGATATGTCTGTAGGTTCAAGCATGATGATACACTATGCTTCCACTTCTGTAATGGAATGGCAGACTGCTAACAAGAAACAACTTGATGATTTAATCACGAAGTATCAGAAGGATCGTGCAGACCTAGATACTATAGATAAGATTATAGCAGATGTCTATGTTACCAAATGTGGCAAGAAAATAGACGATGTTCTTTCTCAGATGGAGAAAGAATCTTGGCTCTCGCCTAATGATGCCCTTCAGTTCGGATTGATAGATTCTGTTCGTGACCTTGATGATGATGATAAAAATCATCAAATCGAATTCAAAAATAATTTTTCAAACTCTATAACTAAGGATTATGGATATCCATCTTTACCATTAGAACATTCTGTTGCTGATAGTGAAGGTAATCCAACCCCAAGCTTCCTCGCTAAAGCCGTCGAGGGAGTTAAGGCCATATTCTGTACGGCAAAAAAAACAATGAACAATAATTATATTCAGATTACCGCTCTGCTTAAAGTAGATGCGGTTGATCAGGCAGATGATAAAATTCAGCTGACTGATGCTCAGGCACAGACTATCGAAGATCGATTAGTCGCACTTGACAAAGAAAAGACAGACGCGAGCAATGCTCTTGATGCTGAGAAGAAAAAGGTTGTCGATATGCAGAAGCAGATCGATGACTTTAAAGCCTCTCTCGCAGAAAAGGAGAAAACTATTGCAGATTTCAAGGCAGCACCAGGTGCTACAGCTGACAATCATGTAGAGGAAGAACCTACAAACAGCACAAATACTCGTGAAGTGTATAACGCTCTAAAAAATGTAATCTAATGGCAGACGAATTAGCAAACAAAAGTATTAAGGTTCAGTCCGACGCACTCTCAAAGAGTTTCGCAAAGTATCGCTCAGACCTTATCCAGATTCCATCTTACAGTATTGATAAGGCTGCTCAGTACATGAGCAAACGTAATGGTGTGCGAGGAAAAGAAACGGTTGGAGAACTATCTGGAGATATGCAGATAGGACCTTATCACACTACTCGCACAGACGAAAACGGTGTGACCATTACAGGCCGCACGCTTGAAACATTTTTGGGCTCAAGTGTTAAACCTTTCGAACCTAACGCTGTTAGAGAGACAATCTATGGATCAAGCGAATTCCAGGGAGACGCGTTGAAGAATCAGCCTATAACAAAACTTGTAGGCATCTACCTTATGGGTAAGCTTGGAGAAGCTTTTTATAGATCACTATTCACTGCGAAACGCAATGAAACTGGTGATAAAACTATAGATTTGTATGATGGCTTTAAGACAATTGCAGACGCAGAGATCCAATCAGGTGCTATTTCTGCAGATAAAGGCAACTTCTTCCAAACCCAGAAAGTAACAGACGTAAATGCAGTAGAAGTGTTTGAAGCATTCTATGAAGCTGCACACGAAAAATTGCAGGATGAAAATACTATTCTCTTTTGCAATAATGCTGAAAAGCGTGCTTATGAGAAGGACTATCGTACAACATACGGTAATCTAAGTTATAACGATGGATTTAAGAAGTTGTATCTTGACGGCGAAGATAAATGTCAAATTGTTGGCCTTTCTTGTGTTCCTCGCGGCTTTAAACTTATTACTCCACAAAGCAATATGCTTCTTGGTTTGGCTACAGATGGTGACAAATGTAGTTTCGATGTTGCTGAGAATAAACTTTCTCATTTCTTGGTTGACTTTGTCGGAACAATGTACTTTGGTGCGCAGTTTGAATCAATCTCACCAGAGCGTTTACTTGTTGGTGAAGATCCAGTTGTAGCTGGTTAAATGTGTAATTCTTAAACTTATAAAAAATGACAAAAGCATGTACTGATCAGGTTGACTTGTACGCAGACGTTAGATATTGCAGAGGCAAAAAGGCTACACCGGGTGTGCGCCCTTACTTTTACCAAATTCCACGTCGTGATGTAATTAGCATTCCTGCTCCTGCAGGTAATGCAGCTACAACATTAGCAGCGAGCATTACAATAACTGAGAACTTCGTTCTGGCCGTTGACAAAAAATGGAACAGAATAGATCTTGTGCCTGATAAAGGCAAATTCACCCCAGAATCTCAAGGTGAGACATATTCCAAAACTTCGAAGAACTCTGCTAGCCTTCCATTGCCCGGCACTGAAGAGGAAGCATCTGCTCTCGCATCTCAATTGATGAATGACGATAGCTTGTTCCTTATTCCTCAGCGAAATGGTAAGTTCAGACTCTTTGGTGACGACGAATTTACCGTGGACGTATCATATAGTCAGGATAGTGGTGATGCAGTCACAGGCACCAACACCACTACGCTTAATATAAGTGTACCGTGCGAAACTGCACCACCTTTCTACAATGGTGAAATTGTAGCTACTGATGGAACATTCAGCGGAGCTACAGGTAAATTAATTACAACTCCTGTAACCCCAACTACTGGTGGCACAACAGGTGGTACTACTGGTGGCACAACAGGTGCCTAAGTAATATTTATTCCGATTTATAACACGAGGGCGGACGGGCAATAGCTTGCCGTCCTCGTTTTAATTATTAATTATATATGGAAAAAATCGATAATTCATTCACTGAAAAATTACAAAACTGGTTCGACTCTGAACACACAGAAGAAAATATCAGAGAGGGTGCGCTGCTGTTGTTACAAATTGACAAAAATCGCAATTTGTATCAAAACGTTATTCGTAAACCTAAGATGTTCCTTCCAAAGTTGGAACATGAACTTCGCAAACATCTAACTTATCGCCTTGATAAATTCACAAGGTCTGAAGTTCGAAAAATGGATGCTGAGATTACTCCGGTGATGGATGCTTCTATCACAGCAGTTGCTGATACAGATAATATCCCTGCACTCCTTGATGATACTGTAGAGTTAAGACCGACAGCTATCATTGCTAAAGGTATGCGTGAGGATCATGCCGAACTTGCCCCAGAAATACAAAAGATCTGGACTGAAAATGCTGCAAGATGGAAAAAAATTAAATCTCTCTATGAGACTTGCAAGTCACTCACACAATCATGTGACAAATATGAGTCTCTCAAGAGCATAGGCGAGGAGTTCCCTTCTATGATTCAGGATCTGCGCGACAATTATTATACTTATAAGAAGGAAATGCAGAAATATGATGAAGCAGAAAAGGTTACTGATACTCCAGCCCCTGAACAACCTGAAAATGCAGCTGTTACATTAGCAAAGAGCATAGGTAATGCTCGCAGCTACATATCTAAGGCTGTTCCACAGGTTAAGTATCTTACTGAACTTGCTGACGAAAAATCATTAGCAAGTGCTGAAGCTTTGAAGTCTAAAATTGCCGAGAGAGCTAAACTTCTTGCTGATAATCAATCTATGACAGATGATATGTTAGCTTCACTCGCAGAAATTAATGTTACACTAGATGAGCCGGGGACAGAAAATCAATGATATTCTAAAGCCTCTTGCATCATGTAGTGAACAGTGCTATGTAGGTGCAGGACTTCACACACTCGGTCTGCTCGGATGGATTCTTGAGCAGACTGGGCGTGCTAAAGTTTTTGTCAGCACATTCTCAACATCTGAAGCATTTTTGAATGGTATTATCAATCTTCGTCATAAGGATTTAATCGATTATGCAGCTCTTGTTGTTGACATAAAGGCTAGTCAAAAAACTACGCATCTTTATAAACTTATGAATTCGGCATTTGATATGGTGAAGTTGACACTTAATCACTCTAAAATTCTGCTAGTTTATACACCTTCAATCAAAGTTACAGTTATTACATCGCAGAATCAAACCTACGGAGATAGAGCTGAATGCACACTTATTAGCACTTCTAATGAACTATATGTATCTGTTTTAACAGGATATCACAAACTAATAGATAAAGACAAATCTATTTTACTTAATATACATAAAGATGAACAAGAAATTGGAGGTGACATCTGCGCTGATGACAACAATAGAACAGATGGGCAAAAATTTAACTCCGATATCGGAGATTGGCAGCCTATTGGGATATGATGAAGAATTGTCTGAACAACTGAAGTGGGAAATATCTACTCAAGCATCACCTTTAAGAACTAAATATTTGCATGGAATCGCAGTTACCGCTAATGAATTGCGTTGCAATACACTAGCATTAGCACAAGCAGGTTCTCCTGCAGCCTATCAGACTGCTATGTCTGAAATTTCGGGACGATTAAATGAATTAGAATTATGAGTAAACCTGTAGATATCGATGAATACATGTCACTTATGCCTCTTGATGAAGATGAACTCACCGAACAGCATATTCCTTTAGCTACATTAGAGCGAGTCAAAAGACTGAGAGGTATGTATGCGTTTTGGTTGCAATATCCTCGCCAGAGCATAACCGAGTTAGTACATAGAGATATATCGATGTTTCATGTCAAGCAGTCACAGGCATACGATGATATACATCTTGTGCAGGTCATGCTTGGAAACTTACAGAATGCCACTAAAGATTTTTGGCGCTGGAAAGTAAATCAAGAAATTGATGAAGATAGGCAAGCAGCCAAGAGAGCTAGCGATTTTAGGGCTCTTGCCTCGATGCAGAAGAATCGTATTAAGAATAATCGCACAGATACCCCAGACGAACCAGAACTTGCATTTGATAAAATTGTTCCTAGTGAATTCAAAATGAGTAATGATCCTACGATAATAGGAATTAAAGATACTCCTAAACTGAAGGAGTTGATTGCAAAGTTGGAAAAACAATACGGAGCTGATGAAGTTAAATATACAGATTTTGAAGAACTAGACGAAAAAGAAAATGGATAAACAATATTTCAATTACATTCAGTCTTATGTTCTTGCCATGATGCCTAAAGACTTCATCGGTGAGATGGGGCGTGGTACTGGAAAAGGAGCGATAGAGGCTGGTCGTATGAAATATTGCATGCAGCATATGCCAGGATCATCTTTGGCCATGGTTGCGCCTTCTGTCAAGAGATGCCTTACGAATATATTACCATCTGCTCTTATTCATTTTGAAAATTGGGGATATAAGCGTGATATACATTATACTGTAGGTAAAAAGCCTTGGAAGGGCTTACACTGGAAAACACCTCGCTTTACTCCTGATTCATGGGATAATACAGTTGCTTTCTATAATGGCACTGTTCTAAATATTATATCTCAAGATAGACCTGGTACATCTAACTCTATGTCGTTGGATCATATTTTCGTGGATGAAGCGAAATTCGTGGATTGGGAACAACTTAATAATGAAACATTCCCTGCAAATCGTGGTAATAACTCCGTGTTTGGTGATTGTCCTCTCCATCACGGCCTTACCATTACTTCTGATACTCCAACCACGAAAAAGGGTTCTTGGTTTTTATCTTATGCAAGCAAACAAGATCCTGAATTAATTCGTTCGCTCGAAGCTATCCTCGCACGTATTTATAAAATAGAAGAGAAATTAATTAAGCACCCTGAACGATACGAATATTATCAGAACAGATTGACATATTATAATAATCTTCTAAATAAATTTAGAAGTGATTGTGTTCTATATAAGCGATGTAGCAGCATACAGAATATAGCAGTGCTTGGTATTGAGTATATCAAAAAAATGAAACGTGACTTACCACCACTGACATTTGATACTGCTATAATGTGTAAGCATATCAACATAGCTGCAGATGGATTTTACAGTGGAATGGTGGAAAGTGTTAATCTTTACACAGCTCCTAATATTTCATATCTTGATGGATTAAATTTTAAAATTGGAGATAAGCAAGATTGCCGAATGGACGCTGATGTTGTCCCAGATAAGCCTCTTATTATTGCGTTTGATGCGAATGCTAATATAAACTGTCTAACAGTTGGTCAGGTTGGAGATGATAACAAATTGCGTGCAGTACGTTCTATGTATGTCAAGTATGAACGTAAGTTACTTGAGTTGTGCGATGACTTCAATGCTTACTTTAAATACCAGCGTAATAAAAATATTGTATTTTATTTCGACGCAACCTTTGTGGGGAATAATTATGGTATCAATAGTTTTGACTTCCATAAGCAAATCAAAAATCATCTTATCGGGTTAGGATGGTTTGTCGATGACGTTTATATCGGAGCTCCAAAGTCTCACCTTGAGAAACAAGAACTTATTAATCGTATGTTCCGTGGCCGTGCAAAACATCAAGTGCTGATAAATAAAGATAACTGCGAGGACCTTATTATTTCAATTGAAAATGCTGGAGTATATAATAACGGCAAGGATAAACGAGGAGAAAAACTTGTAGAGACTGATGAAGATAGATTAGAATCTAGAACAGACTTTTCAGATAGCTTCGATACAATGTGTATTGGTGTTGAGAATTTCCCTCGCTTTCAGTTTGACCTTGGAAATGTCGGTAATGTATATCCTAATTCTTAGCCATAATTTATTTTATGTAGGTGGTTGCTCGTGAGAGTGATCACCTTTTTTTGTTTATGGAAGTACCCCCCTGTCGGGGGAGAGCGGTCGCAAGCGGATTGTTTGTGTTCATCCGAAGCCTTTTTTCCACATTCCTATGCAGCCCTATGTACTCTTTCGATTTCCTATGCAAAGAAAATAAGTTTAAGTAATTGTACTGCATGAACCTGCACTAAGTAATATCAAAAGTTCTTAACGCTTCGCTAAACTTTTAATATTACTTACTACAGAACCCAGCAGTACAATCTCTTAAACTTGATAAATATAAGCATAGGAAATCGAAAGGGCACACCGGGCTTTATACGGAATGCAAAAAAAAAGCTTCTCCTTCACGAGGAAATCTCAGGGAACCCGAAGCATTACCAGAATTTCAAAGTATTTGTCTTAAATTATTTAGTATATGTTACAACATTATTTTTATCAGTACTTACCTTATAAGTACATGTTTCTGTGCCACGATAACAGACAGAAGCAAGTAAACAACTTTGTATTTGCCTTTAAAGACGGTAATAAGTCCGCTATCATTGCAACCGCAAATATACTTATAAACTATCTTGTTAATAAGTATCACAGAAGTATATGTGATTATACGATAGTCTTTGCGCCAGCAAGTAGTCAAGGTTCGTATAATAAGCGTTTTGCTTATCTTGCTACCATGTTACAGCGTCGTTTACATGTGCAAACATCTTATCATAACTTACACATTCAAGGACAGCGTACAGCCTTACACAATGGTGGCTCACACATAGTATGCGAAGATACCTACAATGTAGCACTTGATGAATGCTTCTTTAAAGGGCGCAAGTGCATTGTCTTTGATGACCTAATAACTACAGGACAGACAGCAGCACAATTTACTGATAAGGTTAAGAGTGTGGGCGCAGAGGTTGTTGAAGAGTTATTCCTCGCACGCACAATACATTATAATCAATACACATTTGCAGGCGCAATAAAAGAACTTAACAATAATAAACGATGAACAAGTACTTACAATTAAGTATCGAGGACACCCCCCAATACAAGGCAGCGAATAAGGGAATAACAACACTTACTAATGTAGAGTTGTTGAGTATGATTATCAATAGAGGTGCAGGCACTAAGGATAGTATTAACCAGGCACGACAATTACTAAACATGTGTGATAACAATCTTGCACAATTATCTAAGTTGAATACTTATGATATGCAAGTTGTTGAGGGTATCGGAGATTGCAAGGCACTTGCAATACTCGCTGCAATAGAACTAGGCAAACGAAGGGCAATAGAAAAGGTTGACAGGGCTAAAATAAATAGTGCAGATGCAATATATAATTATATGCATCCTATTATGCAAGATTTACAGCATGAGGAAGCTTGGGTATTGTTACTTAATCAGAACTTTAGTTTGTTAAAGGCTGTTAGGCTTAGCCAAGGCGGACTCAGTGAAACTGCTGTCGATGTTCGTATGGCACTTAAAGAAGCAATAATGAATAACGCCACCGTGATAGCATTGACGCACAACCATCCATCTGGTAATACCTTACCATCAAGACCAGACGACACCTTAACAACAACCTTTAGACGTGCTTGCGATGCAATGAGGATATATTTATTAGACCACGTCATTATAACAGATGGTGCTTTTTATTCATATCGTGAAAGTGGTAAACTATAAAGGCAATTGCCTAATGTTTCAAGCGAATGCAGTTGCATTCGCTTTTTTTTGTGCCATGGTGTGCGCAACCGCGGATAAGGTCACACAATGCCCCACGAGTAAAAAAACCTTACATATTCCGCAAAATAAAAAAAGGGGCAATTGCCCGTAGGCGTAGGGCGGTGGGGGGTGGTAAAATAGAGGAGTGACCTCTATTTTTTTTGCAAATAGCTAATTCTCTGAAAATCAGCTATTTGTGAAAATTGGTAGTGGAAAATAGGTAAAAAAAACCTATTTTCGAACACATTTTTTGTGTTTGCTGGCTGATTTCTTATCAAAAATCATCCGATTTCCAAACTTTTCTGCGAATTGCCTATCATTTTCTTGAAAAATGGTTTGGGCTTTATATTTGGTTACTTAAAGTTTTTTTTATAACTTTGTGGTCATATTAACTACAAAATATAAAAGTATGAATTTAAATGACCTTAAAATTGATGATGATTTGGTAGAATATTTATCCACTAAACCAAACCTTAACGAATTTATTAATCAATGTATTAGAGATGCGCAAACTAAAGAACCGAAAGTTCCTGTTAGTAAAGATATAGTGAGTAAAGATACAGTAGAGCAGTCTACTGTACCGCCTGTTGATGATAACTTTATTAAATTTATATTAATCATTCTAGGTATAGTTTTTTTTGTTGCATTTCTTTTCCTCATGATAAAATCTTGTGGTAATAGTCCTCAACATAATCATAACAATGTTGATACCGCTATGGTTCTGGGTAATGACTCTGATACTCAAATAGTTGATAGTATAGATAAAACAACACCAACATCCTATTCAGGTAGTTCTTGGAATTTTGAGTTTGACCAGGACAAAATGGATAATTCTAAGAGAATATATGCTAGAATTACTAGTGATAATGTGGTAGGTTTAGATTATTCGTCTACAGATGCTACTATATGTGTAAGATATATGAAAAAGTATGGTTATGAAGCACTAATAACATTATCATCAGGACAAATCTTTGGCAATGAATATAATCAAGATAATTATATCTTGGTAAAATTCGATGATGGTCGTGCTAAGAAATATTATTTTGACGAAACGTCTGATGGTTCAAGTGAGACCGTCTTTATTCGTAAAAAAAGTGATTTTATAGCACATTGTAAAAAATCGAAAAAGATAAGAATAGAAATTCCAATTTTTGATAATGGTAGACAGGTATTTGATTTTAAAGTCGGTAAACCTCTTACGTGGAGAACTAAATAATTCTCCGAAATTATAGCAATGTATAATGATATGGCAAGACATATTTTTTAATAAATATCATATTGTATGAAAGAAAAATTTAAAATTCAATTAGTTCGGGCTTTTCTTCTAGCTGTCGTCGTTTTTATAATCCATCAAATTATTAGTTGTGTAAATGAACAGATCCATCTTAATAAAGAAACAGAAATGGCAATCAGATTCTCGGATTCTCTTGACAAGGAACCGGTCTCTGATGATTTCAAAAAGATTGATAGTATTTTAACCGAAACAGTTAAGGAACAAAGGAAAGAATCACATTCTGCAAATAAAGCCATTGATAATGATGTATATCCTAAATACGTTACCGCTACTATTCACGGCAAACCTTATAGGCTTGGTATAGGAATGTCTGAGGGTGAAATTACGTTGAAATGTGGTAATCCAGATGATATTGCTCGTAGTAGTACGAATGTGAGCACTGTTATTTACTATTATGATCATAGTAATGTACAGCTATTTATATATAATGGAGAGTTACAACAGGTAGTTGAATTGAAAAAAAAATAAAATATTCTTAGAATTTCTTGCATGGCTTTGGAATATTACTTATCTTTGCCAATGCTTAAAGAACAATGGTAGACCATTCCGGGGAGCATCGGTTATTGCTCAGCAAGATTGCTTGGGCTTTTTTTATGCCCAAATCTTAAAATAATTGGCGGTTGCCATCTCGTAGAATCAAACAAAGCCCTTCGGGTGGAGTCATTGTTCTTTAAGCAGCGGGATGTGCAGCCGCTTCTCTGTATCTCTGCCCCAGCAGTTCTGGGGATGCTTAAAGAACAATGCATTTATGCAACAGACAATTAATTTAAATGTGCAGCAAGCACAAGAGAGAATTTCTCTATCTGAGAGAATTCAGAGAGTAAAGAACAGTGTTAAAATTTATCTTGACACCAAGTCAACAACATTTAGTAAGCTAGCAGAGTTTGATGTGTCACGTCGACAGGTCTTGCGCTTACACATCGCAACAATAGCTGTTATTATTTGTGCAGCTGCGATAGCTCAATATCCACTCCTTGCTATTGCTGCAGCAATTTGTGCTGCTCGTGTGGTCTATCACATTAACAAGGAGGGCAAAGCATGAAAGTCAAAGATCTAATCAACCTCCTTTCAGACAAACTGCCTGAGGATGAAGTACTAGTAGAGGTCGAAATGTCTGTCGATGATGAAAGTGAAACATCTAGTGCTGATATCCTGGATGTTAGAGGTAATTTCCCAGTTGTAATATCTATCGAAGATGTAGAATGGGATTAAATATATTTGATTATGGCTAATATTAATCTAACTCCTAAAAGTCTTGACGCTGTTAACCAGCTGATAGATGATGATAATGTTGAAGCATATATACGTCTCTGTGATGACCTTCTTGATAAAATAATGGAGACAGGCACAGATATAACTCTTTCAGACGCAGAATATAGAGACTACACAGCCTCACTGCATAACCTAAGTTCACTTTTTAAAAGAATTAAATCCGAAGAAAATGAAAACCAATGATGAATATTGTAAAAGTTTGTCAGATAATGACAAAAATCGGTGGGCAATATTAGAATGTTACTTTAAATTCAGACAAAATACGCCTGAATTTGGGGGGCGGAAACTTATTTCCAACAATAAAACAACCGAAAAAATAATAGATGATTTGTCACCAATGTGCGAGTTGGATACAGATTTTGTTGTTGCGTTCATGATGCAGAACAATTTCGGTCTGGAAAATATGCCAGACGGAACCGTGTCATGGCAAATATGGGAGATAGTAGACGGTCAGTTCTAGATTTTTTTCGTAATTTTGCAATAGTTATACTAAATAATATGATTAAGACAAAAAAGAGGGTGATTGCTCGTGAGAGTGGTCACCCTCGTACTTTTATGATATAACGACATCATGTATCTTCGCAGAAAAAAGATACATGATAGTAACCCAATCACCATCCGGTACATATTTTTCTTCTTGTATTCCTGATTTGAAATTCTCAATCACGACTGCAAGGGCATTAGTTGTAATGACTGTTGATGATAAGCAGATATACTCCGAATTCTTATATCCATTAAACGGTAATATCTCAATTGAGGACATAGGCAGCCTTGTTACAACATACGCACTTCAACGCCTTGTTTTGAATTTGGAAATTAAGGTTACCGAGCAAGTTCTGACCGATGGCATATATAGTGATAGTAGTATCACTCCGTTTTCTTCTAAAATAATCTATTCTGCAGCAGATATAATGGATATATCTGCTGACAACTGGTGTGCTAGCAGATATCTTACGACACTTGAACGTGAAAAGATAACTGCTGTCGGCCGTCTTGAATATCTACATTACATCGGTACTGACACCGCAAAGATAGTTGCATCGTACAGTGATTTGACTACAGCGGAGTTCACCGCTGTTACAGTTCAGGGCAATAATAAATATACCACGATTGATGTTTCCTCATCTCGCTTTGAAGTTGCAGGCAAAGAACTAATTAGCTATGATGTAATAGCAGGTTCTCGTGTCTTAACTTATCTTGTTGACTTTGATTGCCCGGATGCTGCACCGATATTGATATTCCAAAACTCCTTCGGTGTCCAGGAATTAATATATTGTACCGGCACCCATCAAGTAGCTCCAGAGTTTGCGCGTGATACAGCATATATCAATCGCCTTAATCGCAATTATAAGATAACTGAAAAGCGTGTATTTAAGGCTGATACAGGTATATTATCTGCAGAGATGGCTGCATGGGCTGATGAACTATTTCGCGCTCCAGAAGTTTATGTCGTTAACATGGTTAATGGTGAGCCGGTTGTCGGTAAAATGATTACGATAACGGATTCTAAATCTGAAAATAGCAATGATGATGATTCTTCACCTCGTTTCACATTTAATTATACCTATGCACAATATAATCACAATGTCCTGCAGACAATGCGAGCAGGGAGAATATTCGATAACACTTTCGATAACACATTTAACTGATGAAGAAAAATATAAATAGCAGCTTACACATCTCTGAAGTCGAATATTTACTTGATAAAGCCAAAAAAGACGGAATGCAAGTAAATGTTGAAGCACTTGATATAACTGGAGCTTTGAACACTTATAACGGCTGGTATGTACAGGGTGGGTATTGGCGTGGCGGTTTTCATCGTCTACGTAACCCTGTTAATGGTGAAATAAGAGCAATCTGTGATGTTTTAATAATAAAATTTAATAACTGTAACATGTACTTGTAATATGAGTAATAATAAATTAGTAAAGGTTGCCCAGAGTGGAAAGGTTTCTGCTTATATGGTCGGAAATGGTGTGAAGAGTGCATCCAATAGCGCAGATTCATCGATGTCTAGTTATACCGATGCTCCATCGCTGTTTGATGGTATCGATGAAAGTATTGCTGGTAATCTGATAACTAATTCTGTTTCGATTGACGGCAAGGAATATAAGTATGTTTCGTGGGGCGATGATAACAAATTACCTTTCAAACTTCGCACGCTCCTCCGTAAGAATATGGTTACAGCCCGCAGTCAGGCATTTAACATTCAGGCATGTTATGGCCAGGGAATTAGATTTATCAATCGCTCCACAAAACAAGATGTAGACGACGTAGATATTAGAGAATTTTGTATGGCTAACGCGTCACATGAGACGTTCTTAGAACAGTGCACTGACATGAAATATTATTTTATGAACATCTGTACTGTGGTATTATCTCGCGATCATTCAAAGATTGTCAATATTCGCCGTCAAGATGTGTGTTATTGCCGATTAGGTTCTCCTGAGGCTGGCAAAATTGGTTATATCATCGTCGGAGATTTCCTCAATTCAGACTCCCCAAGTAAGGCGCGTAAGATACCTTTGCTTGATATATATGATCCTCTGTCTGACCTTCGAGAGCGAATAGGACAAAGTGATAAAAAAGGGAAAAGTAAGCTTCAGGATGGAATAGATTGTGAATATGCTATACTATGTCGCATCCCAACACCGGGCGCATTGCTCTATCCAATACCTTACTATGCTTCAATATTCGATGATGCCTGGTATGATATATATAATCTTATCGGGTTGGGTAAGCGTTGGCTCATAAAAAATACATCTGCCCCTAGAATGCAGATAGAAGTACACAATGATTACTTTACCTCTGTGTGCCAAGCTGAACACATCACAGATCCTGTCAAAATAAAGGCAAGAATAGAGCAGGAACAGCAAAATATAATTGATTTCGTTTGCGGTGTTGAGAACGCTGGTAAAGCATTGATCACTAAATATTACATAGACCCGAACGGCAAAGAAAATCGAATGGTGCGCGTTATAAATCTTAATGAGCAGGGTTCGAAAGAAGGTGGAGATTGGTCTGATGACATGAGCGAAGCATCAAACGCCTTATGTTTTGCCCTCGGTGTTCATCCTAATTTAATCGGTGCAACGCCTGGTAAGTCTCAGATGAATAACTCAGGTTCTGATAAGCGCGAGCTATTTATACTCAAACAAAGTTTGGAAAAAGCAAGTCATGATATCATGCTGAAGCCTTGGCACGTGATATTGCATTATAACGGTTGGGCGGAAAAAGGTATCACAGTTGATGTACCTATGATAGAGCTTACCACATTAGATAAAAACAAAGACCAACAGACATCACTTGTCACAAATGGAGGAAATAATGATGATAGCAATAAGTAAAGAAGAATTCGAAAAATACGTACTAGCTGCTACGTCCTCACGCAGTGAAATCTATGATGAGGTTTCAAAAATGTTCGCGCATGAATGTGATTATCATGTAAGTTTTTGCCTTGGTGATGAAAAATATCTTGATAAGGAATCTGTAACAGAAGCCTTTAAAAGAGTTGTTAGCATCGCTGCATTTTTACACTCAATACCGTCTCTTGACCTCGTTATAACACCAACTGGCTTCGGCGTTGTCTCAACACAAGAGGTAGCACCTGCATCAAGAGAGCGTGTAAATGCTTTACAGGAGCAACTATCGTTAGAATATCGTCGCTGCATAGGCAAGTTAATAGATTGTCTGAGAGGCCCGGAATGGGGAAAGACACCTGTAGCGAAGTTGAGAATAAATACATTATTGTATAGTGTTAACTTGTGCGAAGAGTACGGTCTCAAGTATAAGTCTGACGATGAATATCACACATCTCTAGTCAATGCTGCAGCAACAGATTTAGAGTTGAGGGATATTATCAGCGATGAATATATGGAAGAACTTCTCGATGATATCCGTTGTAGTTGTGGCCAAGCTGATGTGAACATCATCTATAGACTCCGTATGCTCCTTGTATTTGCGCAAACTAATAATATGAAGGCTTATAGCTTAGCCGTCCGCCAGCTTATCAATTGGCTGGAGAATAACTTAACTAAATATACAACTTACGCTGCGTCAACAGCACATAATAACAATACTTATGTCGGTTTTCAAAACACTAAGGACTCTCCAGCCTTCGTTTTCGTTGGATAAAGAAAAAAAACGCCAGGACATAGAATTTAACATTCCAACGGCATGGCAAGAGATGACTCCTGCACAATACATTTATGCGCTTAAAATACTTGCACTTATCGCTGATAAGACAAAGATTAAAACATTACTACTATGTAGATTTGCTGGAATTCATGTGTTTAAGAAGTATGCTACTTCGTGGAAGTGCTTCTTTCGATATGGATTCCTGGGACTCAGAAGATACCCCTTCATCCTTGAAAATTGGATGGTTCAGTCTCTTCTGCATCAGTTAGACTATATTGACAGCTACGAGGCTATGGATAGGAGGTTGGATTCACTCCATTCCCTTCATGCTGTCGATGTAGAGTTACATGCTGTGCCATTTGTGGACTTTCTGAATATGGAAAAGTATTACCAGGCATACATCGTTCAGAAAGATGCACAATTCCTTGGTAAGTTAGGCAAGCTCTTATATCGACGTAAAAATGGCGCTATGCAGAAAGGTTCTGTCAGGTGGAAAGAATATGAACTGCTTAATATCTTTATGTGGTACTCACGTATCAAGTCTGTATTTGCAGAACAGTTTCCTTACTTTTTAAAGTCGGGAAATAACTCAGAAGAGGACTCTGATTATAATTTCGTCACTGCTATGAACGCACAGATACGTGCGCTAACAGATGGAGATATCACCAAAGAAAAAGAAGTGCTGCACATGGACACATGGAGAGCGTTGACGGAACTCAACGAGAAAGCTCGTGAAGCAGAGGAATACCAAAAACGACTTAAAGATATAAAATAATGTTTGATCCTATTTCATATTTCCGCAAACTTGCAAAAACAAATAAGATATGCAAGAGTAATAATTTCGTGTATGACTTGTGCAGTGATCCTGATTCTCTGCAGGGGCTAATAAGTAATTACAAGACAGCATCCAACTTTGTATTCGCCTCTGATACCGTCGATTCTAATACTCATTCACAGGGTGTTGGATTTTTCGACCGTCAAGTTTACACGGTCTGGATTTTGGCATCATATAAATTTGATGATATGGCCGACAGAGAGATAAAACTTAAACTGTGTCGGTCTGTTTTTCAACAGTTCCTTTCACGTCTTATTAAAGATAAAGAGGATATGACGTATGATGATGATCTTGCGTTCCTTGATGTTCAGAAAGTTTATAAACATGAGCTTGGACGATATTCTATGTCAGGTGTGACAGGCCTCTATTTTATGGTGAACAGCGATGAGCCTATAGATTTACAATTTGACGAAACAGAATGGGAGCAGGAGCAGAGCGAATGAAAATGTACGAGGATGGACAAGGTTCTATCCTCGAGTACGAGCGTGGCTGGGCTAAAATGATGGCTGACATATGGCGCGAGCGTATGGAAAAGCTACGCACTATTGATACAGGCAATCTCTATAAAAATATATCTGCAGGAGTGGAAGAGGGTGCTGTGACTGTTATAGAACATAAATTTATGCAATATGGTATCTATGTAGCAGCTGGAGTCGGTAAGGGATATTTACATGATAACGGTGGCGACTTGCCGTTTCTGGCCAAAGATGCAGATAAACGAGTTAGTCAGATTGGAGCAGGACTTTCTTCGCATGCAATGTTATCACCTCGCTTTGCTCACAAAATTGTTCAGAAGGGCAAAAATAAAGGTAAGCTAGCTGCGATATCAGATGGCAAACATCGCAAAAAGAGTGACTGGTTCGCACGAAAATACTATTATTCGGTTCATCGTCTCAATGAGCGAGAAGCAGAATTCTATGGTGCAGCTTATCAAGGTCTAATGTCTACAGCTCTTGATGAAATATTCAACAACAAGGGACTTACTCGTAATCTCTAATCGTACTTTTAATACTTAAATAGCATTATTATCTTTGCATAAATTATAAAACATGGCATCAATCGATACACTTAGAACAATATTCGAACAAATTAGGGATGAGCGCAAAGTTTATGCGAACACTGCTAATAGAGTTGGTAACGCTTTTCTGTCGATGTTGTCGTATCTTATTGATGACGCTCCATTTCTTCGTAACGACAAGGCGGATACTGCTGACTACCTATTAACACTCCTAGCAGGAGCCGTAATAGGAGAAGGCAATATTCGCCTTAACTCTGATGGTTCAATAACGTGCAAAAATATTAATGTAGAAGGATCTGCAATTTTTAATGAATTTGTCTTTAATCAGCAGAATGTGCTAGAAGGTGATACTTACTTCAGCGACCGTGCAATTATTGACACAGTTGTTAGAACCGATCTCAATCAATTTAATCTACATCTGCGCAAGATGTACGAGGCTGACCAGTTCACGTTTCACGAAAACGATATAATTAAATTGTCGATGAACAATCTGGATCTCAACAAAACTTTTACTACATCTTGGTTAAAGGTCCTGTCTGTACAAGGTGATTTGTTGACAGCAGCTCTCTATGAGGATAGCCAATGTCCGGGTGGTTCTAATTTTGCACCACGTTCCGGTGCTCGTATGGCCAGATGGGGTAATACTTCTGACGTAAGCAGACAGACGGTATTCTATATAAGCGCAAAAGATGGTAGATTCCTATTTCTACAAGGAGTAGATAGCCCTATACTTAATGACTCAAATTATGCTGCTTTTATCGGGTTGCCACCCGAGATTGATGCCCTTAAAAATTTGCCCATCGACAACCGGCAGCCTTATGTGTATGCACGTGGATTGATAGTCCAGGATGTCATTCGCATTAATTATCAAGGACAGATTGAATATACCGCCCGAGACTGTGGACTTTATGATGCAACTAAGCAATATATTAAAGGATATGACAGTGCTGTAGGTGGATATTATCAAGATCATGTGTGGAATAAAGGTATGTTGTTCCGTTGCGACGTTGCTGCAGCTGGAGTCGGCAAAGAACCTCGATTCGGCAATACAGAGTGGACTTGCCTGAAAGGATCACAGGATATTAATATAGACATAGTCTCTACTGCAGGAGATGCCTTCCCTGCAGGAGTTGCGTTCTCAACATCGCTTGTTGCTACAGTTCATAACGCAGAAGATACGTTGTCAGAGGCAGAAATTGGCAAAGGTAATGTTTCTTGGACTCGTAAATCCTCAGATTCAGAAGGTGATATCGCTTGGAACAACAAGCATACTGCAGGTAAAGATGGTTTAACACTTAATATAGATTCAACAATAGATATTGGCATGTGGACATATCGTAGTTCTGTTGGATTTATCTGCACGATCAATCTTCCATCAGGCACAACACGAGCTGAATATTCAATATTAATGTAAATGTAATATGAAGATAAAAAGTACAACTGGACATGTAATATACAGACCGCTGGTATATGATTTCAATATGCTAGAGATAGGCGGTTCTTGGCTACAGAAGTATGATGTAACAGCTAAGGAATATATACCTAATCGAGCGCTGACACCTTATGTCTTGCGCCCTTATCTCGGTGTTGAAGATCTTGACGCTGGTGTTAAAATGGTTGGGACATATGCACTTGTCAATGTGTCCTGGACTGTTGATGCACAACATGATGGTATTAAGTTCGTTCTTGGCACAGATTACAGTGTCAATGACTCCACGCATGAACTGATAATACGACAGAACTGTGACAGCTATTATGCTGGTAAAATTCGTTTTGAAGGTGAATATGTTGATTCGAGACGTGGAGATACACAGCATTTCTCGTGGTCTCACGATATGTCAACAGTTGCTGCAGCAACATCGGCAAAGATGATACTTCGTATCAATGGGAATAGACAATCGTGTAAAGTTAATGTTTATGCGCTTGGAGATATCAGCGTTTTAACCTTACCTGCACAATTATATGCAGGTAATGATGAAGTTGATGCAACATACCATTGGCAAGTTTTCGACAATAATATATGGCGAGATATAAATACAGGTAACACTCCTGATCTCTGGTACGTTCAAGGAGCTGATGATAAAAACCTGATAATTAACAGAGCATATATACAGAGAGTATTATTCAGGTGCCTATCGGGTGGCCAGAGTGCAACATGTCTTGTGCGACGATGGTATGGGCAGTATGATGCTGATATTCGTTTTGTAACAGGTAAATACATTACTGATGATACGCTAAAATGCGTTGGAGAGGCTAATGTTACCAACCGACAGGGCGATATCTTAGACCCATGTAAGTTTTTTGATATAGAAATTCTGTTTAATGATGGTACCGGGCATTGGACTTCAGTGTCGACATCAGAAACCGCAGAAGTAAATCGAAGTGAACTCAATGCTGATACTACATTGGAACATAAATTTGGCTTGCTTTGCCGTGAAAAAACAGCTCTCTTACCAATTACCATGGGCGGAAAGCCAGTAACAATGGGTGGAAAATTCGCTTGTGGACAATTCCCAAATACAGAAAGGATCATAGAAGAATGAAATATTATATTGTGCCGGCTGAATTAGCCGATAAATTGAAAATAAAATCATTCCGTAGTGGTAATGATAAAATAGGTTACCTCTGCAATGCTGGAGATTTCGCAACATACGGAATTGAAAGCGCTGTAGCTGCAGGAGCAAAACTAGTCACAGAACAAGAAGCAATAGAATTCTATAATACATTATAATAATATGCAGATATCATCAATACATCACTTCTACGCATACGAGGATGGAGACACAATCACACCGCGTATGGGTATCTCAATAGATGACGGCTTTGGGCTGTCTCAGTACTGGGATGTTAACGCTCAGGCGGTGTCATCAACAAAGTTCACCGACCATCCTGCTACATTATATCCTCAGCCGTTTTCTTCTCGTAGCGGTAAGTTTGTTGTGCCAAATACAGGCACTTGGCACTATAATAACCCTGATTCAGATGCCCTTGCGTTTGATGCGAATGGAGTGTGTAGTACTCCTGGACTAATCGGAGTTTTCAAACAGTCTACAATTATTGCTAATAATGCGACGTGGCCGTGTATTATCATACAGAAAGAACTTGCCTCGGCTGCAGATCACACCGATAAGTATATATATTATCGTGGCAAGTATAACGGAAAGGATTTCACTGTTCAGCAGCTTATACCAATTCAGACATCGGTTGGTGATGCTTTCGATATCCTTGTCAGTATATCAGGTGCTGATGGCTCTGGGGACAATGTCTTATCAAATGACAATGATTGGGTTAAGATGACACCACACTTGCAATTATCAGGCATATCAATCGCAAGTGGAGTTACATATAAGTGGCAGCAGCTGGTTAACGGCTCATGGGTAGATATCACATCTACAGCAGGGATGTTTGAAATAGGACAGGACTCGTCTCTAACATTATATAACGCAGCAGTAGAGGGAGTTGATAATTTCCGATGTGCAGCGACTTACAAGACAATCACATATTATAAAGTTCAGGAAGTCAGCGATGTGCACGATCCTTATTATATCGATGATGGTGCGTCTACGGCAGGTGATGCTGTAGCTGAAGGCGTAACCGTATCACTGACACCTGCAGTATATGACCGTTCGAGTGGTCAGAAAGATACTGCGCATTCCTGGACATACAACTTTACTGTAACAAAAAATCCTACTGGTGATACGGTGTCAACAACATCAGGGAGTAAATTTTCATTCACATATGACAATCTTGTCAGCTGGGGTGGTGGTATTAATATAAGAATAGAAGCGGAGGCTCAATCATGAAATTAAGTTGTGTTAGGTCGTTTTTTACGGCACCAAAGAGTGGTAAAAATGGTCCAATGATGTACAGCGAGGGTACTTGGATAGCAAAGGAGTATACTCGTACAGCGACTAAGTGCCCTTACGTGGAGTGCGACGGGAGTTATTGGTATGTTAAGCAAGATGGAACTGTTCCTGAATCCGAGCGACCTTCTGCTAGTTCGCAATATTGGGCACTTGGCGAGGGACTTAAATTTGTCCTGGTCGAATTTCTCGTTGCTAACTTTGCAAAGCTGGGGTCTGCGATATTTCATTCAGATTTCATGTTTTCACAACAAGGGCTCATGAATGGGGTTGAATCGGATGATTACAAGGAGTTTGATCCGGATGATCCTGACGGACAATTGCCAAATGATTTCGTCCCTCACTTTTATGTAGATTTCTTCAGGGGAATTATCCATGCTATGAAAGGCAAGTTTGGGGGCATATTCTCATCCAAGAATAAAACAACAATGAACGAGGTTGAAATTAATATGGATAAAGGATTTATGAATTTTTACGGTCCGAGTAACTCTGATGATGAGAATCATGATCTTCCTGGCCAACATGCTGAAAGAATATGCCTGTTGAGTATGCAATTCGATACGGATCCTGATACGCTAGGCAGATTTGTTGGCATTAAATTACACACAAGCAATGGTGATGTTGGCTTAAATTTTTACGATGGAATTTCGTATTCCAATACGCAAACAGGGAAATGGGCTGTAAGAAGTTGGGAACAAATATTAAATATACAATAATATGGATACTAGAGAATTAAACAATGTTGATACAGTCTATGAGGTTAACGCTAACATGGTTGCTATCGGATATGATAAGGCTGGACAGAAGTATATAGGTATAGCTGCAGGAGCTTTGACCGAAACAGGCTATGCCGGTTGTCGATGGGCGAAAGATTCTGCTAATACAGAGGGTGAGCCGTGCGGAAGCATACATAAGATATTAATGTTTCCGCAATTAATCGGCCTCGGCTGTTATCTTGTACAGAACAATCATTCTCGACGTAAGTTATCTGCAGATAATAGTTATAAATTTGAGGATGGTTCAGCAGCTGCTCTCGATGGCTCTATGGGACATTATCAGTGGGGTACAGGTAGGCAGATGTACTACTCGCAGTGGGAAGATGCAAAGTATTGCTATGAAGCCTTTGATATCAAGCCTATACCTGGACATTGGAATTATCTTATACCAGTGTTCTCTCGTTCCGCAACTGGCAATTGCGCAATTGATAGGACTAATAGTACACTGGTTAGTTACATCAATGCCAGCACACAGTATAGAGGAGGTAATAATGACGTCGGAAGAGATGCACTTTACACATCACAACTTGGTAAGTGTGTATCTAATATGCCGACATCTACATTATCTGATTGTGCGCGCAAAAATGGCAATATGTGGGATGCGAACTTACCTTTTGTGCAGTACATTACAGGTGCATTGATGCGTGTGCTATTCCATAATAGAAATATTCAAGCTGCTTTCAACTCGTCTTTGACCGCTGAAGGTCTGCGTCAAGGAGGAATGTCTCCAGGACTTAGCCAAATAACAAATGACTGGGCTGGACTGGACTTATCGGCTGGAGCTGATAAAGGTGATATCACTTCTGTTCTGACTGCAACAATGCCCAGCAATGGTGGTACAACTAATGTTACATTTCCTAGTTTCTTCGGATTGAAAAATTGGTTTAAATCACATTGGTGCATGTATAATGGACAATGCTTTGTGTGTAACCCGAATGGCTCTCAGAATGCTTTTTCTATCGAAAAGTGGAGCGGACAAGCTCTTAATAATACAACAACTAATGATAAAGTCCTTGTTGCTACGACACCACCACAATCAGGCGGTAACTGGATGTGGACAACAAAACTGAGTTCGAATAGATTGTGCGGTATTCCTACTGCTGCTGGTGGTTCAGAGACAACCTACTATGCTGACGGATATTATAATCCGGGAGTTGGTACTGGTCTTTTTGGCGTTATCGGGTTGGGCCATGTTGACTGTGGTGGATGGGGTGGCTCGGCGTGCGTGGCTGGTAACAACGCGCCCGGTTATTACTATGTGGGCGGGTCCGCGTTCCTCTGCGAAGCTGACAATGAGTGGTCGTTAGTGCCCTTTATGGTCTAAGGGGCTCATAGAGCACCAAGCACACATCCGCCTGATAAGGCGGAACAAGCGTTCTTTGATTTTTTGATGTCATAATGACAATATAAGATAAAAAAGTAGTATCTTTGCAGTCCGCTCATAAGAGCGGAGGTAGATCTCTCGGCGACTGGTCTTTTTGGCGTTATCGGGTTGGGCAATGTTGACTATGGTGGATGGGGTGGCTCAGCGTGCGTGAATGGTAACAACGCGCCCGGTAATTACAATGTGAACAGGTCCGCGTTCCTCAACAATGCATATTCACGTTCAAGAGAGTGAGCCTTTCCTATTGGAAAAAAAAATAGTAAGATGACAGCGAACCTCGTAAGCATAGACTGAGCGGTATACCTGTCGGGCTGCATTAGCAGACCAACATACCCTTGTTGTTATACATTAGACACAGCAAGTTTAGTGAGAAGACTCAAAGACAAGCAAGATGCTACTCTGGCAATAGCAAGAGCAGCCTATGACACATTTTCAGAACATAAACATAACCGGTCTACCGTCAAGATATTCGAACATGATTTAGAAACTAATTTAAAGGTCATTATTAATGAAATAATATCAGAAGACTGGATACCGGAAGAGTACAAAGAAAAAGTAATATATGAGAAAAAAGAGCGGCATCTTGCCAAAGCTCCTGTTCATGACCATGTACTAGAAGCTACTACATTATATCCTTATGAAAAGGCGTTGTATGATTATACACCGTGGTTTGTTCCTGCTGTAAAGCCAGGACTTGGCACTCATGCAATGTTTAGATTTCTTCGTAATTCCCTTTACAAGGAATCTCAAGAAGAAAATATGTATTACTTCCTTATTGATGGACATCATTATTTTCCTAATATTGATCATCAGTTGATGATTAATGCAATTGTTAGGAAAATTAAAGATGGAAAACTAAGAAGATTTTGCTTTAAGATAGTGGAAAGCTATTATCGTGGAATTCCGTTAGGTATAAAAATTGCACAGATATATGGACAGATATATCTTGCTGTATTCGACAGATTGGCGGTCAAATTTTTCGATATTATTAATAATACTGAAAAAATGAATTATTGGACTTCTAGATATATTACAGCTCGCATTCTTACAGCTAAATCACAAGAAGACTACAATGATATTGCCAAGGGGTCTCAACATCTCGCTGATATTTTTAAAACTTATGCTGCAGAAGGTCTGAAGCATTATCTCAGATTTGTTGACGGCATTATTGTCAGGCATAAGGATAAGGCATTTTTGCATATAGTTCTAGAGATTAGTATAATGATCCTTGAGCGAGATTACCACTTCACTGTCAATAAGGACTATAATATCAGACCGACGTGGAAAGGCATTAGAATTGTTGGGTATGTGTTTTATCACGATCATGTAGAAGTGTCTAAGGCGAACAAACAGAAAAATGCCCGGAGAGTTCAAAAACTTAAGAAGTTAGGATATAATGAGGAACAGATTAGGTTGAAGATGGCCAGCTCACTTGGATATGTCAAACATGCTAATTCAATTAATTTATTAAAAAAAATAGGAATGGAAAAAACATTAGGTAAAATTATTAAGTCTCGCAGATTGAATATACCATTTGAGGGCATGAGTTCGAGTGATAAAGTTCTATTTTCGGCCATATGCAAGAAAGTTAATGAGAGTGGTGTCTGGGATAAAAAAATATTGCTGGTTGATTATGACATTGAAGATTCAAAAATTGAAAAAGAAAAAATAACCGTGCAGGTCCCTGATAGCGAAGGTAATCCTAAGACTGTCGAAAAAGAGGTCGCTGGGAGAGTCTTAGTAATTCGGTTCAAGAAAATAATGAATACTAACGAGAATAATGGAGAAACTATTTATGTGTTTGAAAAAAAGAAAGACGCAGACGGCAAAGAGACATTATTGGATGCAGAGTTCTATGCCTTCACTGGAAGCCGAATCTTAATTAACCAATCGGAGACGGATTTTAGCAAGAGCGATTTGCCTTGTCCAACAGTTATCCAAGAGTTTCGATCCAAAGCTGGAAAATCATTTTATAAATTTACATAATAATGGCTGAAACATACAGTGCGGTATATCCGCAGAGGAAAACATTCCTCAAATATAGCGATAAGAAAATTATTGCTTACTTGAATGAAAAACCAATGGCTAATTATCTACCAGACAATGCCATGGAGGGTCAACAACCGTTTGACGGATTCCAATATACCGGAACCGAACGAGATGGTGGAACAATACTTGACTGTCCTGATGCTGGAAACTATGATGACGTAGTCAATGCGCTCATCAGAGCTAGCTACTCACAATCTCATGAGGATAGTATATACCGTCATCAGGTTGCAATTTCTAAAGGTCTAATAACTGACGAGGACGAAAAAGAAAAGTATGAGAAGGAGTTTGAGAACTTTAACGCATCATGCGAAGAGGCTAAAACTCTAGCAAAATCTTGGCTAGGGCTATAAGATTTAGACCATAAAAACATTAATACGCAACTAGGTTTATTCCTGGTTGCGTATTTTTATTACCTACAATATAGCGATATTTTTGCATAGAAATTTTAAAAAAATATCGAATGAAAGCAAATACTAAAGAATGGATCCAGTATGGGTCTGCAGTAGTTCTTATTATGAGCGGTGTGGTTCTCACATTTCTCTGTTTTTTCCTTAACCACTACGAAGTTAAGGATTCGGTGCTATGGTATGTAGCACAGTGCCTGGTATATTCGGGTAGTATATATGGCGTTTCCATGTTTATTCACACAAAGTTTGGCGAAGTGAAGAGCTATATCGACGATGCGCTTCAAAATCAAAAAAAGTAATGATGAGAACAATAAAATACATTTTTGTTCACTGTACTGCATCACAGCAGACAGCGACGGTACAACAGATCCTTAGAGAGTTTACACAGCGAGGATGGAAAACACCAGGTTATCACTACATAGTTGATGCAAAAGGTATACTCACACAACTTGTTGCGGAAGATAGGGTCAGTAATGGTGTTAAAGGCTATAATGCCGAGAGTATTAATGTTGCCTATATAGGCGGTATAGACGCTAAAAACAAAGCGGTGGATAATAGAACCCCTGAACAGAAAAAAACGCTGCTGGATATTCTGACAAGGTTAAAACAAAAATACACTGAAGCAATAATCATGGGACACCGTGACATAAGCCCGGATAAAAACCACAATGGTATTGTTGACCCATGGGAGCGCATTAAGGAGTGTCCGTGCTTCAATGCTAAGACAGAATATGCAAACATAAAATAAATTCTACTATGAAAAATAAAATAAAATCAATGATCGAATTAGTGATCGTTGTATTAAGCAAATTATATCGTATGAAAGATAAAGCAAAATTAATAATAGCATTAGTGTTGGCCGCATTGGCAATAGCACTACTGCTTTTTTGTTCGATTAAAATCGGAAAGTTGGATGATGAGAATAATGAGTTGCAGCGACAAGTTCATTCTATGTCAATAGCATACTCTCCTATGCAGCGCGACACAATACGTGATTCCGTCAGTTTGATATCGCAACCAGTAGTGCAGATTGAAAAGTCAGAATATAAGGATATCGCAGATAAACAATTGCTCAAGGATCTTAAACTGAAGATTGCTCAAATTACAGCACAGCACAATACGGTCGTGGCTACGCAAGGTGCCGTCAAGCTAAAAAAAGATAGTAATATATATACCTATAAAGATAAATGGACTAAATTCACTCTAATGCCCCCTGATTCATTGCAATACGCAATTACAGATTCTATAGTAACATTAGTAGCACGCCAGTATAAACATAAATTTCTCTGGATGAAGTGGGGGACAAAAGGATATACAGTCAAGGTCCTCAATTTTAATCCACATTCCACTATTCTATATAACAGTTATATTGATGTCACACAATGAACAACGAAGTATATACAACCGTCATCAAGCTAAATGCAGAGGAAGCACAGAATAACCTAAAAAAGCTTGAAAATACGATTTCTGAATTAAAAAAGAAAAAAGAAGAGGCCTTTTCAAATGGGAAGACTTCTCTTGGCGAGTCTTTATCTAAAGACCTTAATAAGGCGCAGCGAGAGATGAAGGCTTTCGCTAACGCAACTATGAATACAAAGGAAGTCCTTGACAATCTTGATAAGGCTAATCTTGGCCAACTTGAAAAGGCTGCTAAGGATCTTCGTCGTGAGTTTAAAGCAACATCAGACCCAGAACAGTTAACTAAGCTTCAAGAGAAAATTGATGCTGTAACTGCTCGGATGGATAGGCTCAAAGGTAAAACCGAGGATGTACATGATATCGCTCGCAAATTATCTTCGACATTGAGCAATATTCCAAATGCTAGCGCAAATGACTTGCTGTATGCTAAATCTCACCTGCAGGGACAAATGAATGGCCTGAATCCTAATTCAGAGATGTACCAGCAACAAACTTTACAGCTGCGTGAAGTTGATAAGCAATTGAATCTTATCAAGTTAAAACAAGAACAGAACAATACACTTATAGCACAGTACGATAGAGAATTATCTGAGGCTCGCGCAAAAATGGAGGATGTTAAAATTGAGACTCAGCTTGTTAATAATACTCTATCGCACTTATCTACTGCTTCTGTACGTGACCTTGAATATTCTATCAAGATTCTCAATAATCAGATGAGAGGACTTGATAGAGGCACAAAGGAGTTCGCTGCAATGGAAGAGCAGGCTAAAAAGTTAAAAACAGAGCTTCAAAACGTAAGGTATGAAGGTGCAGCACAGCAATCATGGATAAATCGTACTGCGGACTGGTTTAATAAAATGCAGGGAGTGGCCATAAGTTTGTTCGCTACATTGGCAGGCTTGTCAATGACAATAAGGAAATGTATTGAAGATTTTGCAGCCATGGATCAGGAAATGACCAATGTGCAAAAATACACAGGACAGACCAAGCAGCAGGTTGAAAAAATGAACGAGAGCTTTAAGACCATGGATACTAGAACACCTCGTGAAAAATTGAATCAATTGGCTGGAGATGCTGGACGACTTGGTATCAATACGGAAAAAATGGTCGAGGAATTTGTGGATGGTGCTGACAAAATTAATGTTGCTCTAGGCGATGATCTTGGTGATGACGCTGTAAAGAACATCGGCAAATTAGCTATGATGTTCGGAGAAGATAAGAAAAAGGGCCTTCGTGGTGCGATGCTAGCTACTGGTTCTGCAGTGAATGAGTTGTCTCAGAATTCTTCAGCAGCAGCTGGATATCTAGTAGATTTTACGGCTCGATTATCTGGAGTTGGAAACCAGGCGGATTTGGCCCAGACACAAATAATGGGATATGGAGCTGTGTTAGATCAGAATATGCAGCAGGATGAAACTGCAGCGACCGCAATGCAAGGTCTAATAACCAAGATGTTCCAAAATCCTGCTAAGTTTGCTAAACTCGCAGGACAAAGTGTTAAGGAATTCACTAATCTACTTAAAACTGATGCTAATAGTGCCCTTCTTAAATTCTTTGCAGCAATGAAACAGAAAGGTGGTTTTGCCGAGTTAGCACCTATGTTTGACAGCATGAAAATGGATGGTGCTAGAGCTACAGGCGTACTCTCTGTTATGGCTGATAAATTAGCAGATGTTAAAAAAGCACAGGCACTGGCTAATAAATCATATCAGGATGGTACATCAGTAATTAAGGAGTTTAATACACAGATGTCTTCAGAACAAGCAAGACTTGATATGAGGAAAAAGCAGTTTAAAGAATATAGCATTCTTCTAGGTAAAGAATTGTTACCTGTAATGAGATATGCAATATCAACAGCTGGTGTCTCTGTTAAGACTCTTATTGTACTGGTTCAATTTGTTAAACAGCATATAAGCGGTTTAATTCAACTTGGTGTTGCCATAGCATTATTGACTGTTACGTACAAGGCTGGTACGCTAGCTGCTTATGCCTGGTATCTTAAAGAACAAGCTCTTCTGGCTGTTCATAACGCTGGAATTTTACTTGCAAGAATAAAGATAGGAGTTCTTGGTGCGCTGAAAGTAGCATATTATACCCTTACAGGTCAGACGGTGAAAGCCAAAGAAGCAATGGAAGCAATGAAAGCTGCTTCTGTTACAAATCCATGGACAGCATTACTCGCAGTTGTACTTGCAGTTGCAGCAGGTATCTATTATCTTATTAAAGCTATCAATGCACATAATAAGGCTATACATGATAATTTGCTTTCGGTAAAGAAAATGCAAGCAATAAATAAAGATATGACGGAGTCTCAAAAAGAAGTGAATGCTAATACAGCAGAAGAAAGAACACGCTTAGAGAGATTAACAAATATCATTAATTCTAATGTATATAGTTATGGTGAAAGAAAAAGTGCCATGATCGCATTAGAAAAAATAGTTCCTGGTTATCATCGAAACCTTAACAACGAAGCGACTTTAACACAAGCTAATAATACAGCGCTGAAAGAATACGTTGATAGGCTAAATGATGCAGCAATGGCACAGGCTCTATATAACAGAATGGTTGCATTGAAAGGTAAGGAGTTTGATTTAAAAACAGAAATTAAAAGACATAATTATTCTGCTAAGGCTGTTAAAGCAGAGATGGAACGTCACTTTAGTAAGTATAACGACACGCGCAATGCAATTGTACCAGGAGTTATTTCTTATGGAGGGTATACTACAGGCCCTACAGATGATAATTATAATAAACATGCAGAATTACAACATTGGGTTGATGCAAGTAAACGGAAAAGTGATGAGCTAGCAGTTGTACAGGCCCAATCCGAAGCCATAAAGGATTTTGTCAAAAATGATAAAGGTGTTAGAGGACAAATGGCAAAGATAACAATAAGTGGTAAATCAGGAACAGTCGCACCTGAACCTAAGATCACTGGCGGTACATATATAGACCCTAAGGTTGCCGAAAAAGAAAAAAAAGCAAGAGAAGCCGCAGAAAGGAAGAGAGAAGCAGCAAGAAAAAAGAAATTAAATGAGGAGTTAAAGGCTGCTAAAAATGAAACGGATATGCTGCAGGCGCAAAATATCCTTGCATATCAACAAGGTAATGAAACATATAGAGAATATATAGACAAACAGCATAAAATAGCTGTTGAAGGGTACGACAAAAGAATAAATATATACAAAAAATATAAAGAAGATTACAGACAGCTTGAGGATGATCGTGCAAAAGAAGTTCTCGACAATGAAAATAGTCATAATAAATTTTTGCTTGCTGATATTGAAACAAATTATCAAAAAGAAACCGCCCTTGCTAAATCAGAATATAATGATAGAGACAGTAAGGTGTATCTAGATCAAACAGTCCTTAATGAGAGATTGTTTGAAGCTGATATGTCATATCAAGCAGACAAGTTGGCTGGTATGAAGGAAAATTCAGAAGAGTGGTTGGATTTATCAGCACAGATGCAACAGCGAGAACTTGAACATAAATATGAGCAAGAAGAATATTATGACGAAATGCTTTCTCAGTATCGTGAAGATTATGGCAAGAAGGACATTAAGCTGCAAGAAAAAATTGCTCTTGCTGGATTAGATCATCTGCACGAAGTAGGGCTGCTTAAAGAGACTGAGTATCAAGATATGCGCAAAAAAATACAACTTGAATATGGCCTTAAAGATTCTGAGGATAACTTGCAGAATTCAAAAGGTGTAGTAAATCGTAAAGAAGTTGATCTAGCTTATCAGATTGCTCATAATAATGCAGAAGCAGGCGTTGAAGATAAAAACGAAAAAGGTACAAAAATTGGTAACTATATTACTTCTGACGTGAAGATCTTTGCAGCGACGTGGAAGAATATTAAAGAGATGGAGAAAAATGGCGTGCTGTCGCATGAGCAAGCCATGGCTGCAATGTCTAAAGCTACAGGCAACTTTGCTGAAGGGATGGCTGCAAAAATGCAAGTAGCATATGAATCGATATCGACAATTACAAATGCACTATCATCATATTATGCTAGTCAATCAGATTTCGAAGTGGCTGTTGCGGAAAAGAAATACGAGAAGATGATATCGGCTGCTGGCAACAACACTCAAAAGACAAAAAAGCTAGAGGAACAAAAAGAAAAAGATGTTGCAAAAATAAAATCAAAATATGCAAAAAAGCAAGCGACAATGCAAGTTGCTCAAGCTATTGCGCAAACAGCGATATCTGCAATCGCAGCGTATGGTTCTGCAATGTCGGGTGTCCCTTATCCTGCTAACCTAGTGCTCGCCCCTGTCGCAGCTGGTATTGCACTTGCTGCAGGTGCATTGCAAATAGCTACAATCAAGAAACAACAACAGGCACAAGATGCCGGATATTATGAAGGTGGTTATACGTCATCTGGCCGTGACTGGCATAAAAAAGCTGGCATTGTGCATGAAAACGAATTCGTAGCTAATCACGTAGCTGTGAACAATCCGAATGTAAGACCTTTTCTTAATTACATAGATAAGGCGCAGCGCAATAATACGATCGGAGGTCTGACGGCATTAGATGTATCTCGTGCGGTGGGATCTAACACGACAGTTGTATCTGCACCTGTTGTCAATATTGATAACAATAATAGTGAACTTCAGCAGATGATCAATGAATCACATGAGACGATATCTAAGCTTACAATGTTATTAGCTGCAGGAATACATGCGAAAGTGTTTATCGCTGGCGATGACGGAGTCAAAAAGAATCTTGAAAGATATGATAATTTAATGAGCAACAAATGACACAAATATATCTTGATGACACTCAGCTATATATGGCTGAAGGTAATATTAAATTGACGCGAGAAAATGCCTATTTCACGCAATCAGGAAGTTACACATTAGATGTGCAGCTTCCTCTTGACATGCTCCAAAATAAAATGTTTTTTGGTAATATAGGGCGTTTGGAGACTACAAAAAATGCTGTTAAATATAAAGCACGTCTGGTCGTGGATAACGTCGATGTATTGAATGGTTCTGCTACTATTACTAACATAAGTGATAATGCAGTTAAGGTTCAGCTGCTAGGTGGATATTCTGATATCAATTTCTTGGCCAAGTTCGGAGAGGAATATATTGATAATATTAATTATGGAAATATTAATATTCCTGCAGGGTTCAGTACTTTTGTGGCTGGAGGCTCTAAAGCAACAATCCCGACAGTAGGAGATACAGATAAAGGACTAAAATGGATGGCTGGTGAATGGGACTCAGATGCTATAACAGCTGTAGGAGATGATGTATATGTATGTATGCCGATATATGATGAGACGAACGAGGAAATAAAAAATAAAACAATTCTCCGCGAAAAGTTAAATCATACTCGTAGGGCTTATAGTGTCTGTGAATGTGTTCAGCCTAATTTATTCTATGTTCTGCGCACCATCATCGAAAATTATGGTTACAAAATTGCCAATAATGACTTCAATTGTAAACCATGGAATCGAATATATATAGCATCTTGTGCAAAAACATTTAATATAGCAAATGTATTACCGCACTGGACCATTAAAGAATTCCTTGAACAAATACAATACCTATTCAACTGTACATTCGTATTCGATGAAGTTCACAGAACTGTTGACTTAAAAAGTAACTTGACATTCTTCAATAATGCAGAAATAAATTTTGTTCCAATCGAAGAATTTTCAAGCGAAATTACAACGGATGATAACGAATCAACGAAATCACTATCATCATCTAACGTCAATTATTCTTGTTCTGATTCAAAAGAACATTTTTATGATGTCATATCTGATGATATATTCAATGGTTATGAACATAAAACATATCCGAATAAGGATGCCATGTTAGCGGATATGGCTGCAATGACTGAAGCGGATAAACGCAAATATATATTTATAACAACAGATGGGCAATACGTATATGGTACAGATGATGAACCTGACATAAGTGGTGGTACAGATATTGATGCACAATTCGGCGGATATGAAGATAGAAATGAAACGTCATCAAAAGTTTGGTATGTAAAACAGATTAATCAATTCGGCGGGATAAAACGCAAAGATAACAACGACGGTATAGATATTAAAATAAGTCCTGTCGCAATGTCACTGGCTAACTCTATTGATTATTATATACCTTACCTGCAAAATTTTTATCAGAAGGCGTTTGATATGCCAGCAGCAATGCCAAGTATGCAAAACGAAGTAGGGGATGATTTATCAACTAAATATAGTACGTGCGCATGGAGTGGAATTTATGGTGAAGAATCTGCTAAGAAAACAGACAAGTCTTTAGATAGGATAGAAATATTCTTGGTAGAAGATTCTGCAATACAATATGTAAACAAACCAGGAGTGGCCGATGCTACTAAAAAAATAGGATATCCTATGGCTTTTACGGATTGGCTCGATAAAGCATTAGCTCTGCCAGATTGTAATTATAAGAATGTGCATAGTTCCTGGAGTCTCGCCTTGATTAATTGTGCAGCAGAACATTATATCGGACAATTGCACCGGAATAGTTATAAGATTAATACGAATGTTGAGCAACAGATAGATTTCATCGCAGACACGATACCAGCTGTTACCAATATATTTATATTTAAAAACAAGCGGTATGCCTGTCATAAATTAGAGGTGTCGATAAATAACAATGGAATTGATAAAAGGATAAAAGGATACTTCTACGAAATGATTTTACGGATTGGCTCGATAAAGCATTAGCTCTGCCAGATTGTAATTATAAGAATGTGCATAGTTCCTGGAGTCTCGCCTTGATTAA